TTATCTTCTATTATAAAAAAACTCTTTTAATAATATACTACTTTCTTTATCATATAACCAATTTACTTCTATATTTGTATTTAAATAATCATTTTGTAGTAAATTTATAACACTACCGCAAGCCCCAGAATTTGGATCAAATGTACCAATATATACTTTAGATATTCTAGATCGTACTATAGCGCCTGCACACATAGGACATGGCTCCAAAGTAACATACATATGACACTCATTTAATCTCCAATTATTAATTTTTTTACATGCTTGTTCTATAGCTATAATTTCTGCATGAGCTAATGGATCATTTAATGTTTCCACTAAATTATATCCTCTGCCTATTATTTTATTTCCTTTTACAACTATAGCTCCTATAGGTACCTCATTTACATTTAAAGCTTTTTTAGCCTCTAAAACCGCTTCCTTCATAAAATATTTTATCATATAAATACTCTCTTGTATAAAATAATTTCATAGTATAAAAGTGATTTATAAGCGAACTTTTATAATTTTATTTTAACGCTTAAAATCACTTCTTTAATCTTAATTTTATATTAATATAAATTAATTTGGTGCGCCCGAGAGGAATTGAACCCCTGGCACGTGGTTTAGGAAACCAAAAAACACACCTAACCCTTTAAACATATTGAAAATACTGTATTTATGAGCAATCATATACGTTATATCTTAATGGTTATTACTCATTTTTCTACTATTTTAATCATACAACTATTATTCTACTTTTTCAAGTGTTATTTAAAATAATCCTTTTAAAATTAATTCTTGTTTAAGAGTTTCATCAGGATTATCATAATCAACTGCGATTAAATATATAGGTGTTTTTTTAGATACATTCAAATTCTTTATGTAATATTGATTTTTGCTAACTTCTTTCTTTTCAATGTCGCTTGTTTTTACTCCTTGTAAATCTAAAGTAAACATGAAATTACCTTCAACTTCATTTCCATTGTTATACTTATGTATTGTAATAGTTTGTCCCATTCCCTTAGGTACTTCAAAAGGTGAATAATCAAAATCAGTAGTAAATTCATATGTAATATTATCTTCTATAGGTGGTTCTTCAGGAATTTCTGGTTCAGGTTCATCAGGTGTTGGTGTTTCAGGTTCATCAGGTTGTTCTTCCTTCTGATTATACTTCCAATAATCTGCAATTTCATTTTCCATATCATCATTTGTTGTTTTTTCGCTAAATTCACAAGTTAATTTTATTAATCCCTCTTTAGTTTTATTTATTCCTGTTATCTTCCAACAGTTATCAAATTGAACAAACCTCATACCTCTTTTTATTTTATTACTTGTTTCATCTGCTTTCATGGTAACATAAATCATATCGGCAGGTAAAACCATATTTGTGCCTGTTTCTACATCAAATACCTTATCATCAACAATTGCTTGGAACTCTTTTACTTCTGCTTTTGTTTCTGTATATGTTTCTATAGTTGGTATCATAATTTTTATTATATTAGTTAATTTTCTTATTGTATAGATAGAATATACATTATTAATATTTTCATTTTTAGTTAATACCAGCCAATTAAAATCTAATGCTTCTATTATATCACCTTGCCTTAATGGAATATTATTTCCTACATAAGCATATTTGCTATCTATCATATTATTATTATCATTTATTTCTTTTACAACTAACTTATCTTTTGTTACAAGTGTAAAATCTTTTCCACTTTTTTTAAGCAACTGATTAAATTGATTTTTTAATGTATTCATTTTTAAGACCTCCTTTTTACCTTCTTGTAAATAATAATGATACATTACTAAAACTTTCTTCTGTAATAGGAATACTTGCAATTCTTTCTTTTATGTCTTGTATTCTCTGCCTTAATAGTTTATATGCTTCTGTAGTTCCTAATCCTACTGTACCATCTTCAACTTTTCGCATTAAATCTACATCATTGCTAACTGCTTCTAGTACATCTATTACTGCAAGCAATAAATCCCTTTGCATATCCTTTTTATTGTATTCTACTGTAGCATCTAAATTGTTTTCACTCAAATACATAATATATGTATCATCTGTAAAATAATCTTTGTTGTTAAGTTCTATTTTTAATCTTTCCAATACTGTCATGTTGAGACCTCCTTTAATCTAATAAAATAAATTGTAATCTGCTAACTTCTGAATAAACATCAGGTACTATTTTTAAAGTATTAATTGCAAAATCCTTCAACTCAAAAATTTCTCCTTGACCTACTGAAATATAATCACTTGAATTATTAATATAAACTTTAAAATCTGCCATGCTATGTATCCTTAAATATGTATATGTTTTATCAAATGCTTTGTTGTAATCCTCTTTGTTTAAAGTAATATAACCATTACTTGATAGATAATCTGAATACTTTGCTTTTGCCATGTTATGACCTCCTTTAATTTTTATTTGGTGTCGTTCTCACCGACACGTTGAAATATAGGGGGTAAGTAGGGGTATTAGTCAAGTTTGACGATTAAGTTATTCCTTTCAAAAGGAAATGGTTTCGCCCTGAAACTACGAAATGGACATTGTGTCCAAAATGTTAAGTAAAATTTCTTTGTGGGGAAAAAATGTGTTAGTTATAGCATTATTCTACAAAAAGGGGTAATCAACTATGCAACTTTATACATTTATCTATTTTTCACATTCTCAACTTTTTAACCTAATTGATAATCCAACTTCGTTAAAAAATAATTAAACGAATCCTAACTCTATTAAATGTGTATTTAATAGAGTTATAAAAAGTCCCTCAAACCATTGATACCACTATACTAACTCCAATTTCCCTTTGTTTATTAGTATAAAAATCCGTTATCAATTGACTATTTGTTCACCTCATGCACACATTTCACCCTACTTTTGTATTTTATTGGTAGAATTATGGTTATTTCTGTAAATGTATAATTGTTGTATAAAACATGAATATTGATGTATAAACTGTATATTTGTTCGCTAATGTTTTTTTTGATGATAGTTATAATTTTTTTTTGATGGTTACCAATCTAGTGTCTTTCTGTGAACATTAGAATTTTATATAGAACAGGGCGAATTTAAGTGAAGAAATCCAACCACCACATTCTCCAACTTATTACACCCTATTTCTATACCCCCATATGTTCCCCTCATTTCCCCTTGTTATATATGTTCTATTATTCCTATACCCCCATAGAGTATATCTATTATTTCCCCTTTATTTTCATTCTCAATTACAACTTCTAATTGATAATAACTATTCTTTATATCTCCTTATTCTGCTTCTCTAATCTCTCTAACTCTGCCTGAACATCAGTTGTCAAATTAGATTTTTCTATAATTGTTTGTAAACTAATTGCTCCCATTTCCCATTGCGTCTTTAGATTATTTAATAATTCCTCATTATTAATAGGTTTTGAATAATTAAACTCTACATCTATATAATCATTATCATCAAACGTAATACCTTGCATCTCTAACAACTTTCTTATAACTTCCCATCTGTCCTCAAATCCATCTCTTAGCCATTGCTCATTCATCATTGCCTTAACACTACTCAAACTATACAACATTGATAATGATACTTCTGATACATTTGCCACATTCGTATTTCCCATTGCAACACTTGGAATACTTGCAACTGTTTCTAACTTCTTGTGCAATGTATCCAGCAGTAATTTAATCGTTGAATAGTCCATAGTGGCACTTTTAAAACTAAAATCTCCTGCATCTAAATTAATCATATAACCTACGGCTTCACTTGGTATAGTTCCTTCTATTCTTTGTCCTACTGATACTGGAATTGGATTTAAAGATAATGTATATACTGCATCTGTCATTTTACTTAATATATCCTCTATCTGATCCAAAATTGGTTTTATGTCCTCTAGTTCACTTCTACCGAACCTATCATCAATATTATTAAAGTTATGATAATGTATAGGCAATCCACTAATATTAATATATTCATTAACCTTTTGCAACTCTCCACCTTCATTATTCCAACACTCAACTTTGTCAAAACTATAAATATTATAGTAACTTACATTATTTGAACAACTTGTCCAATGTTCAATAAACCCTATATAGTCCCCTGTATCTTCACTATATATAGGATAACTGTCCTCTGATTTAATTATCTTGCTTTTTATTTTATTTCCTTCTACATATATGTATTCAAAGCAATCACCGAACTTTAGCACATTGTCTAGTATTTTATAGTCAACTCTATTATATTTCCCCTTCCTATATACCTTTGTAAACTCTTTTACCATATCTCCTGAACCATTTAAAGATACTGGTTTACCCAATAAATATGTACTATGGAAGTTTAATATTGTCTTTGCTTCTTGTATTATTAATTTTGTAGTTATAAATTCTTCTCCTTTCCATTGTGAATCCATTCTTTTTAAAATCTTATGTTTACCACTTAAATATTCTTTATTATTTATTACATTACTTATTCTTTGCAAGTGATGCCCTTCCTGCACTTCTTCCTCAAACCAAAATATATTATTTTTATATTTATCTTGTATATATGTTTCTAATGTTTGCATATTATCACCTTTCCTTTATTTTATTTTATTGTTGCTTTTATTTCCTGCACGTCTTTCTTTACATCTTCCACAACATTTAATTTTATTGCTAAATCCTGTATAATACTTTGATTTTTGTCTATAGTTTGGTTTAACCTATCTTCTCTATCTTGTGTTGTTTTTAAAACATATCCTAACAAAACTACAAACAATACATATCCAAAACCTTGGCTTACTGCCACCTTAAATATTTCATTTTCCATAATCATCCTCTCCCTGTATTTTCGGATGAACGATTTTCGTCTATCCGAATATTTTAAAAGTAGAAGGTTGTTATTTACAACCAACTAAACATTCATTCAAAATGTTTAAAAATTATAATAAAATGGATTTTTTAAACTAACTATAGCAAGTGCCATAGCCATTACTGTATCATCATGCCCTGTACCACTTGCTCCCATTTTTCCATTATCATTGATTTCAAAAATCTTCATTTCTTGTAAAAGTGTTCTTGAATTTATTTTTAATTGTCCTTTTTCAAATAACTCAACAAAATCATTGATAATTAAACTCTTTGTTTTATTATTTGTATCAAAACCCACATTCCATATCATACGATTAAATTGGTCATATGATTTGTATTTAGTCATATTCATATAATGTAAATCATAACGCAACCTTTCTATAACTGAATGTCCTCCTGATGCCTTCTCAACCGTAATCAATGCTTTATTGTAATATCTACCAATGCAATCTATTATTTCTGCCATAACATAAGGTTTAATTTTATTATTTCTAAACTCTGCAACTTGTTCTCCATCTTTGTTTAAAACTTCTACAACACTATAATCCTGCCCAACTCCTTCTGATAAATCTGCTCCAATATAATACTTTTCATTTGCCTTAGGTATTTTCCACATAAAAAAGGATTTACCATAATGCAACTGTAAAAGTTGTGGCAAATCTATAATCTTTTCCTTGGAAATATATTTAGTTTTATTATGTACTATACTTCTTTCCACTTCTGTAATTCTCTTGTTATCAAATACACTATTACCTGTACTTATAAATGCTTCTGTATCTGTACTTGGATATTCCTGGTGAAATGCTTCAATTCCTGTAGATGAAACCTTTAACCTTCTCCACATCAACTGTTCAAGTGTTGCACCTAGCGATACTAATTCCTTTTCCTCATCATCTAATTCATTTTTTGATAATGTTTTTCCATTATTTCTACTTTTATAGATTTCAACTGAATTTTGATAATCTTTTTTGAATAAACTACTTCCATCAATCCAATTGAAAAAGAATGATTTATAAGAGTTTTCTCCGTTCTTTGCTTGAAAATATAAGTCATGAAAATAATTTAAACCATTTGCTGTACTTTCAATAATTAACTTTCCATTAGGTGCAAGTGCTTGAGTAATTGAATTTAATTGTTTCTTTGGCATCTTCCAAAACGCAAATTCTGATAAATGAACTAAATGTAAGGTATCTCCTCTGCCTACATCTTTGTTTCCCGCACATACACAAGTTATTTTTGAACCATTTTTTAATTTAATTTCTTGCCTATTATTTGCTATTTCTTGAGGTTTTAACCACTTAGGCAAACTATGAAATTGTTGCTTTAGTTTATCGAAAATCGCATTGCAACTCTTTTGGTCGTGTGATACCAACATACAACAACTGTTAGGATATACAATACATTGTCTTATGGATAATGCTACAGTTACAACGGATAACCCCAATTGTCTTGATTTTAGCACTATATTAAACTTTTCTAATCCTTCAACAAATTCTTCTTGTTCAGGTGTTAGTTTAAATGGTACTGTTTTGGTATCTTTATCAACTATCTTTATAAAACTTCTAATAAAATCCTTCTCATTTCCATCTTGAAAAAGATACTTTAATTTCTTAGCATTTGCTTTACTTATTGCCATTTTTATCACCTAACCCAGGAATATCAATGCCACTTAGGTATTCATCTATCTCATCAACTTCATCACCTGCAAAGAAATCTGATTTAAAAAATTTCTCTACCCATTCTGCCGACTTAACATCTCCATTTATCGCTTTCTTTAGCATACTGTCATAAATTTCTAACATCTTAAAAGTTCTTTGATTTTTTAAATATGCTTTAACTGCTTCCTGAACATCTTCCTCCAAAAGCCACTTCATAGCACTTTCATATTCAACAATACTGTTTGGCTTACATTCTTTCTCATAACTTTCTTTTGTTTTATCTCCATCAATATACCATTTAATAAAATATACTTTTTTTTCTTTATTACTTTTTAGATGCTTTTTAATCTCATCATTTGTCATGCTATCAACTCCTTCGATAAAATAAAGGACTAACTTTTAATTGTTAGCCCCTAAAGATTTACACAACTTATCTATATTTTTATTTACATTGGAATAATATTTATCTACATTCTTATCCATATTTTCAAAATATTTATCTACTGTAGCAAAATATTCTTCCATATTCTTTTTTAATTCTTCTGCACTTGCTAATGCACCTTGTATTATCCTGTCTTGCTCTTTTTTACTTATCTCTTTATTCATTTTAATTCCTCCCTATTTCTCATTTCTCCCTCTCTATTTCTTATTACTATTCCACTTTTTAAACCTCCTATTATCAATGCTTACAGAACTTAAACCATACCGAATGTAACGATATATCTTGCCGATTAACTTATCGAACACTTTAGCAACCAAACATTTTGTTTATTTCTTCCATTGTAATTTTTTCATTTCTTCTCTTTTCAATTTGTTCATTTAATTTTTTGCTTTCTTCTTTTATTTTTGCAAAGTCAATTATTTCTTTTTTATCATCTTTAAAAAATTCTTCAAATTCTGCAAAATCATCATCATTTTTATTTTTTATTTTATTTCTTTCTAATTCTTGCTTTTTATATTGTTTTATTGCTCTGTCTACTGCATCACCGTTTTTAGATTTTGGGGTGTCGGTTGAACCTACTACTTTCTTTTCCTCTTGCATTTCATTTATTTCCTTTTCTATTTTTTCTGTATCTGCATTTTCTATACTTTCCACCAAACTATTCTTTTTCTCTATCTGTTTTTCTGTTGCCTTTCCTTGTTGCTCTAAATACTCTATCCTTGCAACATATCCATTCGCTTTTTTATTATTATTTTTGTATTTTCTGCTATTTGTAAATACTCTTTCATCTTTATATTTGTATTTGTATTGTTTAATTCCTTCTTTTAATTCTGCATCCCATGCAATTATATCTGTCATTGTATAGATGTTGGGACTTTCTCTTGTTATTTTATTTTTATCATTTTTTAGGCAATACAATCCCGGATTTGCCACTTTTATTAAGTTTAAATCCTTGTCTAAAATCTCTATGTATTTTGTAATTGTTCTATCTTCAATTTTTAAATCTCTTTTAATTGTTTCATATGATGGAAAACACACTTGAGCCCTTCCACCTGTCATGTTTGCGGTACTTGTTTTATTTGTGTGCCAATGTATTCTGCTCCTTAAATAACAATAGAAGTTTAATAATTTTACATTATCAATTTTTTCTTTATCATATGCCAAAATATCTTCTTTATCGTTCCTATACAATTGAAAATAGTTTATTTTTCCTCCGTTTTTTACTTCTATTAAATTTCTTATATCTAGCACGATAAATTTTTTGAGCGATACCTTAGATAAATCTTCTCCATTTACGCATCTAATCAACTTTAATTCTTCTAAAGTAGTTAATATTTTTTTAACGTCTTTAAAATTGCTAGAATTTGCATTTTTGCTTAATCCATATTGTTCTAAAAAATACTCTATTGTAAACATACATTGCTCCTGATAGGTTTGATTTTCTGCTATAAAATCTAATATTAATAATGTTTTATAATCCTTTGTAATTTTTAAAATGCTTTTATCTGCATCTCCATTTAATCCCCAAAAAATTGAATTGCTAATTTGATTATAAATATATTCCATAATTAATTCCTCCTAAATGATTTTTATTTTTTATTGATTAAGGTTCTAAAAAATAAATTTAATATCTAATAATCATTCCGAAGTTGTCAAACTTCGAATGTAGAGTTTATTCTTATTTTGTTATATAGTTATTATTATTTAGTTACACCTTAGTACCCTATATAAAATTTTATAGGGTAATGTTGATATATAGAACATTAGGGTATATAAAATTTATTACCCTAATGTTTTTGCTTGTTTCTAAACTCTGTATAAAATGTTATTGCTTTAAAAAGTTCTTCTGATTTTTCGAATAAATAAACATATTTTCCTTCCATATATTTATGTGGTTTTGCTTCACAATGAAATCCTAAAGTGTATAAAAAGTTTTTTAACCTTTCTGATTTGATAACATACATAATATCATCCTCCTGATTTAATGCTCCCCTTCAAAAGGACACGTTATTTTAAGCAACTGAATACTTAACAAAATTTCGATTTGTTAAAGCCAAAGAAAAAATCTTTTTATTGCTCAAACCTTTTTTTGTCCTTCTGTAAGTTGCTTGTCCTATGTTTTTATATTCTTTTACAAAATAAAATTGTTCTGATGGCAAAACAAAAGACAAGTTAGGAAACAATTTCTTTAACTTGTCTAATCGAATATTTGTATTTAATTTTCCATCATTGTCTATGTTAATCTTCTCATATAATCTATATTCTTTTATAATATTGTAAAAATAATCTTTATCATGTTCTTTTAATATTTTTTCAAACATTGGATATTGTAATATATCATTGTAATACTTTTTAAATAAATTTTTGTTGAAATAATATTGCTTGAACGCCGTATCAACCGATATAAGCACTTCTAACTGTTCTTTAGATATATTATTCAATCCAACACCATAACGGCTTAAAACTTGTATTAGAGTGCTTCCTGCGTATTTGTAAAAATAATTATCTCTGTTTATGTCTAATACTGTATTTAAATTAGCACATTTTTTATTTTTCTTATCTTCTGCACTCAATAAAATAACATGATTTCCCCAACATTTGCCACCTGTTAAGTCCATATCTACTCCGACAATGCTTTCTATTTTTGTATCTGTTTTAAATAAAGTGTTAAACGTATAAAAAGCATCTATAGTTAGTTGCGGAAATATCTTTTTTAATATGATGCTTGAGAATAAACTATCTATGTCATCACTAAGGCATAAACTTTGTATACCTTTCATTTCTTCTTTTTTTGTCCAATTTGGGAATAATTCCTTTATTTCTTTTTGCATAAGTTAGGGTGTATACCCTTTGTTCAATAAATTCTTTTATTCTATAAATTAACACCTTTCTCACTCTCCTTGTACTTTTTTATTTTTTATCCTCCATGGATTTTATTCTATAAATTATTTATTTTTTATATTTTTTAATTCTGTTTGAACTTCTGCAACCTTATCTTCTATTACTTCATTTTTTGCACTTGAAATCTTATAAATTGCTTTTATGTATTTATTGTAAAAATCTTCTGTGCATACATTGTTTCTATTTTCTACCATGCTGATATGGTTTCTAGTGCAACCAATTTCCTTAGCCAACTCCTTTTGGCTTATACCATGTAGTATTCTTAAAAACTTCATTTTTTCTTGTGATAACATATTATCCCTCCTATTTTATTTTTACATAAGGTAAGTAAATAAGTATAAAAAAAAGGTAGGAAACTAATCCCACCTTAATTTATTATGTATTATGCTATAGTTTTTCTTACTACAACTATACCTTCATCATTTACCTGCTTAGTTGCAAACATCATGTCTGCTACTATGTCTGTTGCTCTTAATTTTGCTTCTCTTTCTTCTTCAACTGTAAAATCTTTCTTTAACATATATGCTAAAGAGTTTTTCTTTACAATTAATGTTACACATTCATTTTGATCCATCATTGTGTTTGTTACAAAAACAGGTATTCCTCTAAAATAACCTAAAAGTCCATTTCTTTGTATTCCATTTCCTGTTTCATTATAAAGTTTACTTGCTTCTGTAAATTCAGGCATAGCAATCATACTTGGAATTAATAAACTATGTATTAATATTCCCGCGAAATCTTCTGTGTCTTGTTCATCACCGAACAATTGTAAAGCATTGTTTATTTCTGTTGCGGTTATCTTCTTATCTTCTGCAACAGGAGATTTTAAAGGTGATTTTAATGCTTCTTTAAATAGTTCATTATCAAGTGTTCTTGCGAAAACTATTGCTTGTTGTGTGTTTGCTTCTTCTATAAAGTTCCCCATTGCTGTTTTATCGTCATAATCATAAACCCTTATCGCCTTTCCTTTGTGCATTACCACTGCTTTGCTTGAGTCCTGTTGAAGTTGTTCGGGAACTAGTGGTGTGCCTTTTACTACATCTTCTGTATCTCCTATCATCCTAAACTTTGGGAATATAACTGTTTCCCCCACCTGCTTAAATTCGTCTAAGGGCATAGAAAATGCAAGTTGTGCTAGTTTTATTCTACCCTCCATTTTTTCACGTAATGTTTTACTGTAAACGCTTGGTATTATTAAATTTGCCATATAGCATCTCTCCTTTGTTTTATTAGTTTAAGAATCCATGTTTAATGGAATCTGAAATATATATAAAAAAGCATTGTATTATTTATTCTGCTAACTTTAAATACAATGCTTCATTTTCCCTATATAGTTTTTGCTTTTCTATCAAAGACATTTTCTTAAATTGTTCTTTTGTAATGCTTGTCTTATTTCCTGCATGATCTTTAGGTTTAAAAGAATTATCAACTAGATGCTTGTTTAAGACCTCTTTAATTTCTCCTAAATAACTTTCTACATCTTCTACCCCTGTAGTATTTAGATACTTTGCCAGTTGTGAAGGTAGACCGTTATTTTCTAAAGTTTTAGATATTTTTAATTCTAATTCTTTTTCCTCTAATTCTTTTTCCTTGTCCTCTAATGCTTTAATTCTTTCTTCTAGTTCTAATTGTTCAGGACTTTTTTCTTTAGGTTTTAATTCTCTTAATTCTTCTTCAAGTGCTTTAATTTTTTTGGAATATTCTGTTCTAATTCTGTCCTCTGCACTTTGCACCTTCTTTTGTAATTCCTCCTCTGTAAATGTTTTTGTTTCTAATTCACTCCCTAAGTTTTTCATAAAATCACTCCTTCAAGTTTTTAATATTTAACCCTTGTATAAGTTTTAAACATTAAACCCTTATTTTTTATTTATTTTAAAATGTTATTTATTTGCTTTAATCTCATGTCATTAAAGTTTTTTTTATTCTTCAACCACATATTAAAATATTGTGGTGTTAATCCTAATTTTTCTGCTAAAAACTTTTGTTTAATTCCATTGTCCTCCAAATATTTTAAAACTTTTTTTCTATAAAATTCATTCACTTTACACACTCCTTAATTTTAATAAAAATTAACCTAATTGATATAAAAAAAATAGGCAGGAAATTAATCCTACCTATATATATACAAAAAATAATTGCAACGCATTAATTCCCGTTGCCCATCACTTTCTACTTTATGTTTGGAGGAGGAGGTTGGGATTGAACCAACTACAAAAGTGATAAAACTTACCAACATATGAAAATAATTAAAAAAGTACAAAAGAGTACAAAAAATTATAATGTTATTTAAATAATTAGTAAATAATTAAAAATATTCAAAAAAAAGGATAAAAAAATATCCTTAAATATATACTTAAAAATTAAATACATATTTAAAGATACTACCCCTTCACTATATATATACTGATAACTTCCGATTTATACAAGTGTTTTTGACACAATTTCTTAATTTATACTATTTTTTCACATTTTTTAACATATGCCTTCATAATATAATACCTTTTAAAACCTACTTTGTCAAGTGTTTTTGCACGATAATATATACCCCTCATATATATAATGGGAATTGCTACCGATTTATACAAGTGTTTTAGACCAAATCTTCAAAACACATACTTTATACCATCTTATAAGCCCGTAGACGTGTTTTAATCCTCTTTAGGTGTAATTACCTATCTAATTAATTTAAAGCCGTTTAAACGTCTATTTTGTTGTGTAGGTTTGATAATTGACTTATAGTCGTTAAAAACACTTGACTTTTGATTTAAGCAACTTTATACTAACTAGATTGTGGAGGATATAGTTTTCCCCTAGAAAAAGGGGAAATAAAAAATATACTAACTGAGTTGTTGCATTAATCACATGCTTAGTTACTACTATTGTTATTATATAGTTACAACGTATTAATTACTGCCCTAATACTACTATATAATCCTGTCTTGCGACCAGTAAACCTGCCTATCTAATGTTTATAGTTGTCAGATACACCAACTTGACGGGCTTGTCTTATAATAGTAGTAATTAAACAAGTCCGAATAGATTTTTCTGCATCGGCTCTATCACACCATACAAATTATTTAAAGTTGCTTGTATGCTTAAACAACTAACCTATTTTTAGCAATAGGAAACTAGACCTTGCACCCCTCCATTTTTTTTGATATAATTTATATGGATTGAAAAAGTGTAGAGTGAAGGTTTTGTTAATCTTTATTCAATTGTAGTAGGTATAAGCAAATACCTACTTTTTTTGTCCAAAATCATTTAACAGTTACTTTTGTAACTCTATATACATAATCTAATGTGAAGCCCTCTTATCGCTTTAGGTACTGCTATAGCCCTAAAACAAGCCACATCTAACCATTTGTTTTTATAATTCTTTAATTGTTAAATCTCTTTTTAGTCATTATTCTCTACCTCCTCATTTTAAAAAATCTTTTAATATATTTATTTCATTATGTTTTTTAACTAAATCACTTGTGTTTAATTGAATGTATTGTCTTGTTGTTGTAATATTTTCATGTCCCATTATCTTTTGTAATGTAAATAAGTCCATCCCTTTCCTAACTGCATTAACTGCAAATGTATGTCGCCATACGTGCGGTGTGCATCTTTTATTTATTCCTGCTTTTTCTCCATATTTTCTAAAATTATTAATTACAACGTTATGGTCTAATTTTTTAGAAGTATGACTACTCATAAATAAATACGGACTTCCATTTATATTACTTATATCTACCATTTTTTTTAATAAATGTGTTGATTCTCTTGATAATGGTAAGTGTCTAAATTTCCTACTTTTAGCATTTTGGGCTCTTACAAGTAATAATTTATTTTTTATATCTACATCTTCTGTAGTACAATTACATAATTCTTGTATTCTTATTCCAGTATCTAAAATAGTTACCATTATTGTTAAATCCCTCAATCCTGAATAAATAGAAGTATCACAAGTATTTAACATTTTTTTTATTTCTTTTTTAGTAAGAGGTTGTATAGTATCTTTATCAACTTTTATTTTGCTTATATATAAAGAATAATTATCATTTGTATACTTTTTCTTATATAACCAATTAAGATAAACTTTTAAACTACCAATACGAATATTAACTGTATGTGGTTTATATTTTTTTATATTTATCATGTAATCTTTATAATCAACAAAAATTTTTGAATTAATGGAATCATGGTTAATATCAGACCGTACATATTTTAATATAAAGTTTTTAAAATATCTAAAATGTTTTTCATGGTCGCATAATGTACGCTCTGTAAGCCCTTCTAATGCTTTTTCTTCCATAAATTGTTCAAATAACTGTATGAAATATTTAATGGTAATATCTTCATGACTTGAAAAATCTAATGGTCTTAAACCATCATACTTTTTTGAATTGAATTTGACCCTACCCAT